AGTTTCTAATCTGGTACATAATTTTCCAATATGAATGTCTGCTGGATCTAAAACCATTAAGTGTCCAGCTTTAGATTTTTCCCTTTTTATTTCTGGATATTTTGGGGAGTAATTATCTAATTCTTTGATTAGATCTTCAACAAATTGATTTCTTTTTGCTGATTGGAAAGTTGGGTTTTTTACAAATAGACTTGCATTGTCGCTTTTAAGCCAAGCGTGTTTTACATCGTCAATATGTACTCCACTTTCTTCGGCTACTTCTTTTAAGCCTCGATATTCATTGATAATATCGACTTCGTCTTGTTTTAATCTTAATCGTGTTGTGTTTCTATTTTGCTCTGACATAATAAATTGTTAGCCAACAATATACGAAATTATTTCTTTTTCTTTTTTGACTTGTTATTTTCTTTGATTAGATAGTACCAACGTGAAATTGTATATCCAAGTATTACAACTCCAGTAAGTGTCGCAATAAAGGTATTAAATCCACTTAAATTTATATATAAACCCAACGTGCCGAGTATAGCCATTTTAATATCTGTAATATTCATTTTATATTTTTTTTCTTTAATCACTTTTTTTAATTGTTTTCATAACCTTTTCAATGCCTCGACTTCCAAAATAAAATATAGTCATTGTTCCGAATAAAGATTGTATCACTGGAATATATAAAGGATTTATTTTAAAGCTACCAATGTTTCCGTCAAAAAATACCATTGAAAGAAATAAGATAAACATACAACCGAAAGTAACTGGTCTTATAAGTCTTGTAATTGTATGCTCATTGTCGATTTTTAACCTCTTGGTCATTTCGACCATTTCAATCATATCGTTTTCCATTTCAAGTAGCAACAATTCTTTGTCTGCGTTTTTTAGATCTTTGTCACTTCTAATCGCATTCCCTAATTTAGCCAAACCTTGAACGCCAGTAATTTCTCCAGCTAATTCTAAAAGCTCTGGAGCAACTTTTTTTCCAGTCAAAGCCAACCAACGCAAAGCATTTCCAACGTTAGTTCCTTTGCCTCCGTTTTTTATTAATTTAGGGTTTTTATTTTCCATTACTTGCCATAATCATTGCAATTATTATCATTGATAACAATACAGTTACTAATAAAATTTTACTCCTCAAAATCTTCTGGGTTTGGTGGTGCTGGTTCTTCTTCTTCTTCATCTTCTGGCTCTGGATAAGGATTTATTCCGTTTTCAATTAAAACCTCTGCCCAATCCTCCTCGTTATCAAAAGTCGTTAAAACTGGTTGCCCAGTTGTCATAGTTTCTTCTGGAGTAACGTCTCCCCAACTCATAATAACATCTTCGTCATTGTAAGTTATAAACCATTTTGTTTCCGTTGGAAAATCTATTGAGTTTGCCATAATTATTTTTTTATACTAATCCTCCGTCTGTTATTGTCCAGCCTCTTGATACTAATGTATTTCTTCTGGATTGTCCACTTACTGAATATTTTATTGTTCCCATTCCTAAAGTTACATTTAATTGACCTCCGTTTACACAAGCCTCTAATAAGTTGTCATAATTTGTTGAGCTAAATTGCAAGTGTGTTCTTTGTGCCATAAAATTTGCCATATTAGTAATTGAAGATAAATCCCAATTGCTTAAATCTTGGTCAAAATTGTCAGTATTTTGAAACATTCCCTCCATATTAGTAACGTTTCCAACGTCCCAACTTCCAATTGGCTGGTCAAAAGCGTCAGCATTATAAAACATTCGATACATATTTGTTGCACTAGAAGTATTCCAACTGCTTATATTTTGATTAAAGGCACTTGCGATATAAAACATTTGGTCAAAATCAGCGACATTTGAAACATTCCAGCTAGAAATATCTCGATTAAAAGTTGAACAACTAGTAAACATTTGTTTCATAGTTGTAACAAGTCCAGTATTAAAGCCAGTTATGTCTCCATTAAAATCAGTATTGCTTTTAAACATTATTGACATATTTGTTGCACTAGACGTATTCCAATTTGTTAAGTCTTGATTAAATGATACTCCACTTACGGTGTGAATGTCGCCAAAGCAATTTTGAAAATTTTGATTACTGCTTACATCTAAAGTATTAATACTAGAATTATTAAAACTTGTTCTAGCTAGAAAATTGTCCATTCTTGTTAGTGTACTTGTGTCCATTCCCGTTAAATCTCCGTTAAACTGTTGAGAATTATAAAAAAGAGAATAAGCACTATTAGTTACGCTTGTTAAATCAAATGGAGCGTCACTATTAAAATTCAAAATCATACCAGAAAACATTTGATTTACTCTAGTACAATTTGACAAATCCCAACCACTCGCATCAAAATTTAAAGCGTAACAATTATAAAACATATAGGAAATGTTTAAACAATTACTCATATCCCAATTAGATAAATCGCCTACAAATTGCTGACAATTCATAAACGCCCAAAAAGGATTTGGAATGTTTGTCCAATCCCAATCTTCTATATGCTGGAAAGTAATCATATTCGTATTATTATAGAACATAAAACCAGAGTCTCCACTATTTATAATTGGCGTATCTCTACAATTTGGTCCACCTATAAGATTTTGACAATCTCGCATTCTTAAAGTGGAAAAAGTATAAGTTCCAAAGCCTAAAACTTCTTTTAACTTGGCTCTAGATGTAGTATTTGATTGAGTGTCGAAATGGGAGCATTCTCCGTCAATTATAATATTATAATCTCCAGCCGTTGAGTAAGTGTGTGACCTATTTGCGTAAGTATTTGCGACTGGAACACTTCCGTCTCCCCAATCAATCGTGCCAGTATATGTACCATTAGACTTATAAGGTAATTCAATTACTTCATTTACACTTGTAGTTGTCCAACGTGTTTCAAATCCACCAGCAACAACTGGCTGAACGTATCTATAAGAATTTATAAAATTCATAATATTATTTTATTTTAAGTACATATTCTATTGTTATAAACCATAGTAGCTTTTAAACCAGCACCAGCATCTGTACTTCCTACTTGTGTTATTCTGACTTGAAATTCATCGCCAATTGCTAAACTAAAAGTAGTGCCATTTATTACTTGTTGAGTTGTTGCAGTCGCAGTAAGTTTTTCTCCAGCGTCAATAATTGGTGTTATAGTATAAACAGTTGTTCCGTTTTTTAAAACATCAAATTCTAAATTTGCACCAGTTGGAGCTTCTGTTACTGAAAACTCGACTGACGAAACATAAGGATAATCTCTATTGCAAATCATTGTAAAAACTCTGGCAACTGCCAAATCGCTATCTTCATCACTACAAGCGAAGTCCATATAATCTGGAGTAAAAATCAATTCAGTTGGATTTGGTAATCCATAACCAACTTTAACGTTTTTCCCATTTTGACAATCATAACTTGCTGGCGTGTCTGTTAATTCTAAAAATGTAGTTGCACCAGCATCTCCGTTTATCCAGCGACTTGAGGTATTGTCCCAAATTAACGCTTGTCCGTCCGTTGGACTTGGTGCGTTTACATCGTTTAAATCGTTTAATACAGTTGCACCAGCTGGAATAGTTACATTTACCCATTCCTCCTCGTTACTATCATAAGCAATTACTTGTCCGTCAGCAAGAGTATTTTCGTCAATAACAACGTCCAATAAATCTGCTAATAAAATTGTTTGTGCTACCCATTCATTAGTATTTACATTCCATTTTAAGTAATTATCAGTTTGTGGACTTGGTACGCTTACGTTTCCAACATCATTTAAAGAGGATATACTTCCAGCGTTAAAATTTTGTGCCTCTTTTTGATAACTAAAGTTCCCTCTTACTACGTGAATTAAATCAGTATCTTGAGAATTTGTTAATGCTGGTCTTTCCGTTAATTTTTCGTTGTCTAATGCCATTTTTTAATCGTTAAATATGTAGTTTGTTGAAACTCCTCCGTTAAATATGTAATTTTTGTCAATATCGTTAAATATGTAATTCTTTTCTGTATCAATTATAAATTCTGGTAGTAAACTATCCATATAATACGCTTGATTATCTTCTTTTGCAGTAATTGTAATTTGATAACTATTTGCACTTGATTTATCGCCTCCAGTTGTATCGGTAACAGTAGCCTCGCAACCATTATATAAACCAAGTATTCTAATATTGCCAACCCTATCAATAAAAATTGCTCTGTAATCTTTGTTAACCAGTTTCCATACTTCGCTACCCTCGTACGTTTTAAGCAACTCTAAATTTAAAGTCTGTGTCCAAGTCACATTACCTCTTTCAACGCTTGTATTTTCGCTAAAATCTGCAACTTGACTAAAATAAGTGTAAATCTGTGTTGTTGGAAACTCGACTAATTTTTGCCCTAAAGTTTTAATTTGAGAACGTGAATACTTTACAAAAGGAAATAAATAAATCGCATCAATACCTCCTTGTAAATTTTTACAAATCCTATCTTCTATATTTGAAATATTACAATTACTCATCGCAACCTAAATTACAATCGTCTAATAAATTATTATTATTCAATTTTGTGTTATAATTATTTGAATTACCAAAATACCAGCCTCCAATAGTTCGCATCTTTTTTTCTGCGTCAACTTCTTCTTGACAAACTTTATATTCTGGTAATGGGTTTTTGCATATCCACTTTTCAAATCTTATAATATACATATCAGCCAATCCAGAATATTTTTGACTCAACATAACAATATCCTCTTTGTCCATTAACTGTGTATTTTCTGGAGTATATTTAAAAGCACCTCCATTAGCTATCGTAAAAGGAGAAATTTCTATATAAGACGCTAAAGCTTGGTTTTTAGTAATTGGTTTTACATAGTTATTATACAATGTAAGGTACTTTCCAGCGAGTGTATTGTTCTCGGCATTAGTTAGTATATAATTATATAGTTCTGTGCCTAAAAGAGCCTCTATTATCGTTATTTGAGTGTTTGCAATACAGAAAACATATTTATCAATGTCAACATTACCTCCTAATATGGTGGTCTTTGCGATTTCTTGTGGTGTTACAAATAAAAACTCTGCCATTTGTCTATTTTTTATCTATTTGTTTTAATTTCTTTGACGCCCAGTTGATGCCAGAAGTACCTCCCCAACCTAACCAAGCAACATAACCTTTGTCTTTCCAAGGTGTCGATTTATTTTCAGCAGAAACTTCCGAGTTTTTTTTGTGTCTTTGAAATGCTGACATTCTCGCAATTGTTGAACGGCTAATATTTCTGCCCTTTGCTAATTGGTTTGCACGTACCCAGCCAACTCTTGTCATTCCTTTTACTTCTGTTCCGTATTTTTCTCTCCAGTCTAAAACTTTTTGAGCGTTATTCTTTGCACTTTCTGGATAGTCATTGTAGCTTTCAAATTCAACCTCAACATCTTTAGCCAATCTTTGAGGTGTTACTCCACTATCTCGATAATTTGGCGTTAGACTCCAGTAATTATTTTGTTGCTCTGCAATTTGTGCTACTTGCTTTGGATTAGTTTGCCATTTTGCGTCTGCTCTTTCGCTTGGCTCTAATTCCAATATCATTTTAACTGCCTTTGTAACTGTTATTCTTTTATTGTTTTCTTTTAAGAAAATAACTCGCTCAAACCAATGTTTACAGTTAACACCACCTTTATAAAGAAAAATATTATATGAAGTATCTCCACTTGGAGCAAACTTTGAATTTGCAGTTGACTGCTTATCCAAATCTTCTATTCTGTAAAATCTTCTTGCACTTAAAACCTTTGTACAAAACTCTCTTTGATTACTTTGACTTGGTGATCCAGCGTATCGGTATCTTACTGCAAATAAACTTGTGTCTTGTTTACTCTTTTTTTCTGGCGTTGCCTTTGGAGATTTTGTCATTTCCAAAAGGTAATCGTCAAGTACTGCCTCTGTTAAAGTGACCTCATCGCATCGTCTTACATCAATAGGAACATATCCGTCAAGACTTTCTTCTCCCATTTCTATAAACTCGTCAATGCTATCTTTTTTTTTTAGACCAATATCAGTATTGTTCTCCTCGCTACTTTCTTTTAACTCATCTTCGGTTAATGGTTTAAACATAAGATCTAAATTCATTCCGAATTGTGAAATTATATGCTCAAAACTTTCAGTCATAAAATCTTTTTTAGGCTGAATTACTCGCTTTACCATTTGACGCTCTGCCATATCCATTTCTTCTGCAACACTACTAAAGCCACTTGAGGTACTTAAACCAATAATACTAGGAGAAATGACTCTGTGAGCCGTCATAATCTGATTTTTAGCCTCTCCACTTAACCAATCCCATTGTTTATGTATAGCAGAATTTTGAGGTAATGGAGTAACCGTTATTTCAACGTCAGCACCATTGAAAGATAAAATAAACTGCGATGCGTTTGGTGTTCTGGTTAGTCGATTTCTTACTTGTCTTTCAAAATCGTCTTTTTCTTGTGGCGTAAGTGATTTTCCGTTTGGTACATTTATTATATATCCAGCACTTAAACCATTTTTAATTGAGTTTATATTTAGGTTTGCAAGTTCCTCCTCAAATTCGCAATAAGGCATTCCAGCTAAATAATCTGGTGTTGCAAAATATACATCTCCAACAGTATAAGGACTTCCAACATAAATACTTATTGGAGCATTGGCGTTATAACCAAAAGCTGGAAACTGCTCTGGTGCATTTTGATTTATTTTTCTCCAGTTTCTCGAATACCAATAACTATCAATCTCATAATCTTCATTGCATATACTCGGCACAACCATTTGTTTTGGAATATGCTTTATGCTTGAAATATCTCCTCCTTTTGTCTGGATAACTTGACAAGCAAACTCTCCAAATACTTGAAAATCTGCAACCATTTTTCTAATGTCTGCTGGTCTTAATACTGTTTGTAATTTTGCCCAATCATTAACTCCGTAAATTCCATTCTTATAAGTTAAGCCACCTCCGTAGATTAAACTATTATATGTTTTGTTTATTGAAGAATTTGTTGGACTTCCGTTGTTTCTATCAATGATATACTGATAAAAGCTATTATGGTGTCCGTTTAACACATAGCCTCTGGATTTGTTTTCTACAACCTTTGGTCTTACGTAATTTGATAATGTTATTAATTTTATGTCCATATCTTAATAATAATACGCATTTTTTGTAATTAAATACTCTTGTGGCTCTTGACTCGTTGCAATACTTAAACCTCTATAAACGATCTCATCGTTACTATCTAATATTTTGATTTGATGTTTATCGCTTTCCGTAAATGTAAAATCAAAAGTGATTTCAGTATATATATCTGCATTATAGTAAGTCGCATTAGGATTACTCGTTTCTTGAGTAGCCTCGTTATACAAAAATAAATTAATTGTATCTGTTGGATAGTATCTTGGAACAACTCTAATTGTATGCGTTAAATTGTTTGGATTTATTACCATAACATAATAATAAAAAAAAGAGATTTTTGTTATAAAAAAAACCCTAAACATTTCTGAATAGGGTTTTGGTCAATTATTATTTATATAATTACGCTACTAATAACTCAAATGCAGTTTGTGTTGCACTATCCATTAATGGTGCTAAATCTCTAGTCGTAGCTACACCAGTTAAGGTATATCCATTCATATCGGTTTTTGCTCCTCCAGTAGTTGAAACAACTGTAAAATCCATTCCGTCATCTAACGCTAAACAATGCCAGTTTCCGTTTCTGTCAACCACAACTGCTTGTGGGTATCCAGCTACTAATAAATTAAACTGTGCGTTTGTTGACGCATCAATTTTCTTTAGTGAAATTGTTAATGTTTGAGTGTTAACTTCTGTTCCAGTATTTCGGTCTCCAACTTGAGATTGTTCAAGAGTATTTAAGTCTCCCTCTAATTCAAATTTGTAAACCTCTGTCAGTCCAGCATTAATTGAAGTTGCCTCTCCACTTGTAATAGTGAAAGCATCTTTAATACCATTATATAAATATAATACGGAGTTACCTCCCAATCCGTCTTTACACGAACGTAAACGTCCTTGGCTAATATCACAACTCATTGTATTTTATTTTTATGGTTAATAATTAATTTGACGTACTTAAATACCAAACGATATCTTGAGAACAATAATATCCTACTGCTGCTCCGTAAACCATTTTCCCTCTTATCTGTCCAGTTAATAGTCCGATGCTATCTTCATCAACTAAAGAAAGTTCGTTAAAATCTGATTGTAATCCAGTAGCAAAAACAACATTAGCTTTTTCAAATACAACTATTGTATTGTCAGCTAATCCGTTTACTTCTGTTAAAGTATAACGTCCGAAACGTACTTGCTTTGGCTCTGCGTTTCCGTCATTTGCAATTCCTTTAGATACTAAATAAAACCAGTATGATTGGAATACGTCTGGAGATACTGCAACCGTCAAATCTTTTCTTCTGATTGCAACTGGTACTGCCTCTAAAACTTTTTTAAGTTCAGCCTCAACATTTGCCTCTGTTATTGGTGCTCCACCAGCAACAATTCCGTTTCCAGCTTTAATAACGTTTCCGTCAGCGTTAAATTGTGCGATAAGTCCACCAAACTCTCCGTCAGTTGCTCCGTTTCCATTCCAAATATCATTGTCAACTTGTTCAGCCGTACTCTCTAACAATTCTGTTTGAATAGCGTCTAAAATTTCAGTTGGCTCATTTGGATTTGATGCCGATGCTCCCATTTGGTCTTCTGACCAAGTTTGTCTGAAATCTTCTTTACATACTTGAATTGGGTTCATTATTTTTTTGATCTCCAATACTTTCTCTGACAAAGTCACTGCTCCAGCTGGAGTAAAGCCACAAGTGTAATCAGTTAAACCACTTGTATAAGCGATTTTTCTCAAGTTCAATTTGTAATTTACGTTTTCAGCTACTGTTAATAATCCTAAACGTAGTGTGTCAGCCTCTTTAAAAGCACAACCGATAATTCCACCAGCAACTTTTCCAGCGTAATTTGACGCTACAGTTACAGTGGTTGCTAAATTTACATTTTCCATTTTAAATGTTCTTTTTATTAATTAATTTTTTGCGTTGTCAATTGCTTGTCTTAAACGCCCTTTTCTAGTTAATGCCACTTTTTTAGTAGCTGGTTTTGAAACTATCGGTTTTGATGCTGGTTGATTGCTCAATTCAGTAACTTCACTTTTTAGTTTCGCATTTTCTTCTTTTAGAGAAGTCAATTCAGTCGAGAAATTGTTAAATTTTTCTTCAAGTTTAGCGTTCATATCTTCTGAATACTTAACCAAAATTGATTTAATAGCATTTACTACATCGTCATTTAACATTTCCTTTTTCTTTTTCTTTTTCATATCGTCTTCTCCACCATATCCAAGTTCTTCGTCTTCTCCAACTTTCTTGTCAACTTCTTCGTCTCCCTCTGCTCTGATTTCCGATACTACTCCGTCATTTACTATTACTAACCCCATTTCTGTTGGATAGTCTCCGTCTGGTAAGCTAATACGCTCTTCATCGCTCATTACGAATACTGGCATACCAACTTCTAATTCTTCTCCGTCATAAGTGATAACAATTTCTCCACTTCTAACTTCTCCCATTTCAACCTTTTCAGTTTTTTTAGTCAAAATGTTTTCTGTAAACCAAACTTCCATTTGGCTCAATAATGATTTTTTTTCGTTTGACATTTCTTCTGTCTTTAAATTATTATTTGACATTTCAATTTCTTGCAAATCTACCATTGCATCTACTGAAAAGCCGTTTACTTTTCCAGTCTTAACGTAGTTGTTCCAAATTTCGTCATTGTCCACTTTCATTGTAGCAATCCAAGATCCTTTTGGATATTCAAAACCAAAGTTATAAGATTTGTCTACTTTAGGATTTTCTACTAACCAGCTTTCAACAAAACTTACGCCCTCGATTGACTCGTTATGTTCTAATTTGCTATTTAATTGGAAACCACTTTGTAAAAAGTTTTGTGATAATTCTTTTATTGTTTCAGCACTAAAGTAAATATTAAACTCTTGACCTCCTTGATTTCGGTAAATTAATTGGTCTGGTTGTAATACTAAGCCCATAACAATACGTTGCTCCTTATCTACATCTGCCAGTCTAATCTCTTGTGGCTTGGACATTGCAATAAAGTGTTCTTGTGTTGCTGGGTCGTCTACTAATGAAATTGCGAAAACGCCTTTTGAATTTTTTTTGAAATTTGCACTATATGTTTTCATAACATAATAATAAATAAAAAAGGTTATTGTTACACTTTTGCAATAAAAAAACCCCAAACACTTCCCAACGCTTGAGGTTTAAAAACTAAAATCTATTCAAAAAATTACTTTGCTAATATAATAAAAAAGTTATAAACTACTATTCTCTATAATATTTCTATCCATTTCTTGGCCAGAGGTTACGTCACTTGTCACAACAAATGCTTTAACTGGTTGTTGGTTTTGGTCATTTAAACTATTTGCAATTTGATTGTCAGCACTTCCCTCAACTAAATTAAAACTTGGTGGTGCTGGTGCTCCTCCTCCAGCTCCCAAACTAATATTTGGAGCAGTTTTTTCTACTGGCTTTGTTGCTAATATCTTTTTAACATTCATTAATCCCATAACGCCAACAGATACTGCATTTGCTACTTTTAACGCTTGTCCTAAAGGGTCTGGAACAGTTGAGGTTGCACTTAAAGCTGCCGTTATACCTTGATAAGTATTCATTGTCGCTTGTGCTACTGCAACGCCTTTAGATAATGCACTTCCCTCCTCTGCGATAGCACCTAAAACATTTAAACCAGCGTTTGCAATTCCAATTTTTGCGTCTTGAACGGATTGAGCGTCTTGTTTTTCTTGCTCTTTGTCCTTTTTGTCTTGTTCCGTTTTTTCTCCAGCAATCTTATTTTGTAACTGTAATTCTAACTCATCATAATACTCATCTAAAGCAAGTTTTGCCTCTCTTTTTTCTGTTTCTGTGCCAATTAAATTTTCAAGATCTTGCTCTGCTCTTTCTCTTTGTAATGCTAATTTTTCTTCTTCGGTTGTGGCATATAATTCCTCGTCCTTTTTTAAAACATTATTTCTAAAATCAGATATTTTTTGTATTCGGTCTTCTTCTTTTTTAGCCTCTGCGTCTTTTTCAGCTTGTTCTTCTCTCCTCGCAGTTGTTAATTGTGTGGTTACTCTTTTTTGTTTATTTAATTTTGAGGTTTCTAAATTTATTAAATTCGCTTTTAGTTGAGCCTCCTCTTGCAAGTCCTCTTTTGTAGATTTACTTAAAGCGTTTTCTTGTTGTTTAGTTTGTAATCTTATTTTAGCAACTGCAATTTCTTTGTCAGTAATTTCAGCCTCTAATCTTCCAGCCTCCTCTAAAAACGCTATTCTTTCACTTGCTGAAAACTTCTCTTTGTCAACTGCTTTTTCTAATAACTCGGCTCTTGTTCTATCTGCATTTGCTCGGTCAATTAATAACTGTCTTTCAATTTTATCTGCCTTTGCTCTTTGGTCTGCAATTTGCCCAGCTATTTTTAATTCCTTTTTTTGCTCATCTATAAAACCAGTTAATGCGTCTTTGCTTTTATCTATTGTGTCTTTTACGCCAGTCATAGTGTCAATATAAGAGCTACCAGCTTTCTTGGCATCTTCCATTGCACCAGAAAAATCTCTTTGAAATACTTTTTTTATTGCACTTCCTAGAAAACCAAACGTATCAATTAAACTGGTTATTCTATTGGTAATGTTTTCAACTATGGCATCTTTTAATTTTTTTATACTTTCTACTGGGTTTGTAAAAACTTCAATTATTCCCTCTCCTAAATTAGCAAGAATATCAGTTAAGTTTCCAACGACAACGCCAATTAAACCCATAAGTTTTCTAAACTTATTTTGTCCAGCCTCACTCGATTTAAAAGCCTTTACAACTGCCATTATTCCAATTACCAAAGCACCAATTCCAGTTCCTATAATAGCAACCTTTAAAAGATTAAAGCCTTTAGTCGCTCCACCAACTGCTTTAGCCATATTTTTAATTCCAGAAATAGCACCTCCAGTTAGACTGTCAAGTTTTCCAACAACGCCAGAATAGTCTTTTTGGTTTTTAGTAGCCTCTTTTAATTCTTCATTAGCTTTTTTTCTGTCTTTAGTTACGTCTTTGAGTCCTTGCTTTTCTTCTTTTAATCTAAATTTAGACTCTTTTATTGCGTCATTAACTTTTTTTCTACCAGCTAAATTGGTCTTGCTTGTTTTATTTAAAATCTTTTCATATTCAAAAATTTCCTTTTCAAGATCATTGACTAATTTTTCTTGTAACTCAAAAGACTTATTTAATTCCTCAACGTTTTTTTCAGCTTGTGCAACGTCAACTTTTATATCAATTACTTTCTCGATTGCCATATTCTCTTGATTTTTCGATTTAAACCTTTTAACGAGGTTATCATTTCATTTTTACCTTTTGCGATTTCAGTGTTTTCTCCAGCACCATAAAAATCGTTTTGTCTCAATGTATTTATTATTTCTGCAATCATATTATCCAGCTTGTGTTATTAATGTTCTTTTTAATTCTTCTCCGTTTGTATTTGTTATTGTTATAAACATACTCCTTGAAACTCCAGAAGTATTTTCAGAAATAACTAATCGTAATTGATTTGGAAACTTAACTAAATGAGCAGTTGGAATTGTTATCCAAGATGTGCCAGAGCCATTGTCGATTTTGTCTATTGTATATAATTGTAAGTTTGCAATTTCATATATTAAAGTTTGCTGGTCACTTGTAAGCTGGACTAATGTTGGCATCTGTATTACTATTGTATCAAAAGCATTTATCAGTTCAAAATTTGTGTTTCCAGTTAGTAAATCAACACTAAATTTATTTATTCTATATTGATTATCTCTAATTTTTATTACGTCATTTAACTGTAAATTATTAATAATATTTAAAGGCAAATCGTTAGCCGTATAATTCCAAATTCGTCTTTTTATATTAAATATATTACTTATATAATCTGACCAATGATTTTGATAAAGCGTATTTGTTACCAACGTACTATCCCAAGTTGAAAACTCGCTACCAAATAAAACAGAATAACTCGGTTGACTTAATGGAAAATCACTTGAAATGTTATTTAGATTTCCAGCTATTTCAAAACCAACATCGTCCTCGTCACGCATTTTTATAGACGTAAATTGTGGCATCGTTACATTATTTATATAATGAATTATTGGAGCTGGATTTACTGGGTTTAAATCTCTGTCATAAATTCCAGCAACTTGAATGTCTTTTAAATCTCCAGTATTCTGGTCAATTAATCTTTCATAAACTGGTTGCTCAAATGGTGTCTCTATTTTTAAAGTCCCTCCGTCTAATGGTTTGCCATTTGCGTCTTTTAAATTAACTTTCTCCTCTCCGTATGGTGTATTATTATTTTCTTGAAACTGAATAGCTAAATTAGTTGTCGGAGATACTGTCTTAAATTCGATTTCCTTTAATAACTCTCCTCTGTTGGCGTCATACGTATCAAAATTAATATAGTTTGTTAAATCGTAGTTAACGCCCTCTTGATAGTAATTGTTTAAAGTGTTTACATATAAAATTCCGTCGTCTTGAGCAATTACTACTAATTTAAACATATCAAATAGACCTTTGAGAAAATCTATAATTTTTATCTCTGGCATATTATTAGTAAACTGAAAATTAGGAAAAGCGTTATTTGTTGCTCCACTACCTATTGCACTTCCAGTTGACGTGCCATTTATTAAAGCAAACCATTCAACTTGTTCTATATCTGTTGCGTTTGTAGTTATTTCAAAAAATGCAGTATAAGTTCCAGCTACTTCGGGAACAAAAGTTGAATTAAAAACTGCTCTTAACTCGCTAAAACCTCCATACTGTACGTTTCTCCAGCCATAAGTTCTGTTTACATCTGCATAAACAACTCCGTTTATAATCAGTTTAATGTTTATACTTCTGTAATTTGTTTCTGGACTTGTTGGCAATGGACTTGGCATTACTCTTTCAGCTATTAAATTACATTTTAACTCATCTCCAGCATTTAAAGTAAACGTACCCTCGTTTGTTACTGTGCTTATATTTGGACTTGTTGAGGTATCAAATTCAAGTTTTCTAAATAGTTGACCAACTCCCTCTGTTGCATCGTCATCGCACCATAAATATAAATTCTGAAATTCTTCTGTACTAAAGAAATCTCTTGTAAATATTATACCACTTTCATTCTCTACTCCGTATCTTATAACAGTAAAATTTGCAGTCATATTTGTCGCAGTAAAATTGTCAAATATTGGGTCACTTTGCAAACCTTGATTAAGAGCCAGAAAAAATAAAGTTGCTTCACTTCTGATAACTCTAAAATCGGTGTTATTAGTATCGTCAAAATATCTTTTTATTTGAATAGCACTTATTTCTGCTGAAGCAAACTGTCCGTCTACTGGAATTATATATACAAGTCCATTTAATGTTATTTTACAACTTCCAATAGATGAAGTTGGAGCATTTGTAATATCTAATTTTACAAGCTGATTAACTCCATATTTTAACTCTATTGCTTGTAATATTCTTTTTATTTTTATACTTGGTCTTAGATCTTGGTAATTAACTCCGTTACTAGAATTGCCTCCAGAAATTCCGTCCCAATCTATGTTTGAAATTTGCTCCGTTTCGTCAAGTGAATTATTTGAATTATAATAATATCTTTTGCCAGACGCTAAAGTATATTTAACATCGCCCTCAAATAAAGAGGCTTGTAAACCTTGCCTAACTTTGTCATAACTAAAAGTATGCGAGAAATTGTCTAAATAATCTAAATCACTTAATTCGTCTTCTCCTAAAATATCTTTTAACGATACAAAGTTTCCAAAAAAGTTTAACGTATAACTACTGACTTTTTGATTTTTAACATTTACTTTGGCTAATCTAAAAGCACCAATCCTAAATGGCATTCCGTCAATATCAATTCTTCCGTCAACTTTTACTCTGGCGTCAAATTGATTGTCGATATTAGCGTTATACCAATGTTTAAATAATAAATTGTTATTCTTACTAGCTGGTACTGTAAAAGTCTTGGAATAGTCGCCTAAATTCTTCTCTATGTTTGAAATATCTAAAACATTTGAAACAACTGTTGCTGACTCATCTTTAAATTGGTCAACCTTTGTTCCACCTATGTAAATATCTGACTTCATTTTAGCTATTGTTTACGAGATTATAACTCTTTTTAAATTTAATATCGTATTGTATTTGCCTATCTTTTTGGCGTGTCTTATAAGTCATATTTTTACTTTCGATATTCAATGGCAAAAGATTATTGTTTTCTTTATACCATATTTTTTCCGATAGCAATAATTCAGTCAAAACAATATTCATTTCCTCATCTATAAAACCAGTATTAACGTCAAGACTTTCTCTGCCGTTTACATTGTATCTAACAAATTGATGTTTGCCGTTTATCGCTTGACCTTGACTGCTTTGATATTCTTCGTCTGTTGTTGTAAAGCTTTCTGTTCTCTCTTTAAAAAAAGTGTATATCTGTTCTGCTCCCTCTTTATTTTGAAAGTATATATCTAACGGCTCATATTTGCAATCCTCAACTGGATATAAACTAATAGTTGATCCGTTAAAAGTAATGTCAATATATTCGTCTGTTGGAGCGTCTGCAACTCTTACAAATAAATATTGTACTACTTCGCTACTTTGATTTGTCGGACCAATGTTAAAGCTGGTGTTTATTTCGTTATTTGGCTCACTTAATAAGGTAACGACTTCCGTTTTATTTGGAGATAATAAAGGCACAATAAACATACTTTGTCTGCTCGTTAAATATTCCAATGGTCTAATCAAAATATCATTTTCAATAGTAGTAACATTTTCGCCCTCGTCTCCCCAGCTATAAGCAAGACTCATTATATCTGTCGCCTCTTGTTGAGGTGTTACAACTCCATTATAATAAACGCTATGTTTTACCCACCTTTGATTGTCTCCGTCAACTATTGATGTTGTGGTTATATCCTTTGGCGTGAAATCAATATAATCTGAAACTAATCTTGCAATATCAACTTTGTCATTTCCAGTTTCTCCAGCTACATTTTTTTTTGTAAACTGATAAGTTGCAGTTGGTGGAGTATTTTTATCTCCATTCCAAATATATATTAGCATTGTATAACTAGAACATACAATACTATCTACTGGATTTGTCCAAGGAGTCGTTACATAATACGGACTTAAACTCTTAATCATTTTATTGTTGTTTTTAATAAATTCTCTACTGTTAAACCATAAATTTCAACCACTTCATCTGGAAAATTTTTAAACTCATCGTCAAAAGGCTTTGTTAAAAAATCGGTAGTTTTTATTCCAGTATGATAGACTGATTTTGCCAATGCAAACATTAATCCCTTTCGTGTTGTAAATTGCCCTTTTTTATTTCTTGGTGCTATTCCCTTTTTTATAGACCAGCCATTAAATACTTTTGTTGGTGGCATTTTATCTTTATACTTAAACTTATTATTTGTTACTCTTTTAACTTTCCAATTATCGCCATTTGCTTTTGTGCCTCCAACTCCTTTAACTCCATAATCAACATATTTCCAATAATTCTCTGCATATATATCAAGTTGAAAACTGTTTTTACTTACATTGACTTTATAGCTTAAACTTTCTTCTAAAGGACCTCCTCCCTTATCCTCTTTTGTAAGGTTAGATTTTGCCTTTTCCACTACATTAGTACCAAAAGTATTTATATAGTCAATTAACGCCATTTAAGATGCCTTTTTCTGTATGATAAACCATTCTATTCCGTCACTCCAAACTTGTATTCCCTCAAATTCTTTATTTATAACATAAGCGTCAGTATCTCCGTCTAAAGTCTGTCCTAAAATCGGTGTTAGATTTACTCTTGTTGAGGTTTCAAATCCACCATTTGAAATAAATCTTATTACTCTATTTACGTTTATACTGTCCGTTGCATCTGGTAGGTTTAAAGTCATAGTTCCATTTGAGCCATTCCAACTTAAACGTATCATATCTGCAAACTGGTAAGTAGCATCGTTGAGGTTTACTACTTCATCTTTAGCAACTGTTATGCTAGTAGGTGTTATATATTTTCTTGATGCGTAAGTTCTTACGTCATTTAACGTACTTTTTTTAGTTGTGCCTCCTTGCACTACTGCCAATTCTTCTGTGCCTTGTAAAGTGGACGCTTGTGGTAATTCTGATATTTTTAAATTTGCCATTAGATTTCTATTTTTGCATTATTTTCTTGTAATATTAATTCTCTTGTTTCTTGAGCTAAATAATCCTCGCAAATACTTATTTGATTTGTAGGTAATTCAACATTAAAATCTAACTCCCAGCCGTCCAATAAATTTTCATTAGCCAATTCTATTTTTGTAATACTTGGACTGTCACTAGCCGTAATATCCATATTTACAAATCCTCTGTGTGCTTTGACCCAAACGCCATTTAAAGCTGAAAGTGTATTGTTCCAATTGTCAACTGCATTATCATTCTCATAAAACTTATCGTTTACTATCTCCTTGTTTATGTCTCTAAGATCTAAACATTGTATCTGGACTGAAAACTGAATAGTTGCGTTGCTGGTAAAAACTGCATTGTTTATTTCGATATTAGCCAAAGGAAAAATATTTGCTCTGTTAATATCAATATCTTGACCAGTTGTTATGGTGTTAATAAACTCGCTCTCCTCAAGTCTTTGTCTTAAATATCTTAATAATTCGGTATACTGATTCATTTATAATTCTATTGCGTTACTGCCTCGTCTTAATTTTTCCTCTTGCGTCATTTTATCAAATTTATGTGCCAAAAATATATGCAATTCGTGTACTGGTATTTTAAACACTTTTTTCATATTTAGTATGTTGTCATCTGCCAATAAACTTATTGTTGCATACCAACCCCATTTTTCAAAGTATCTTGATGTTTTATTTCCCTCGCTATTACCTCGCTCGTATATTTCTGGATAGCTATTCTTAATTCTTTCGATAAACTCGAAAAAAAAACCAACGCACCATTTACGATATTCATTGTAGCTTGTTTCATAACCTCGCCACTCAATGCAGTACCAGAATATTTTTCAATTCTATAATTACCAAAAGCATCTTCATTCGTTATTCGTCTAAATAATATCGCCATTACTTTATTTAGTGTTTCTGGCTCTGTTCCGTATTCAACCAAATCCACATATTCAGCCGTTGTAATATCGTTAAGGTTTGGAATAAAACCATATTCCACTCCGTCAAGATAAAATCTGTTTTTAAATTTAACCTCCGTATTTAATGCAGTCGTTATTTGAGAAACAATATCCTCGTAATCTGTCAGCTTAACTCCGTCTAAACTATGATAATCTAAATTGCTAAATATACTAACTACTCTTGCCGTAAACTCTCGGCTAGTTAAACCTTTTTTCCTTGTCAACTTTTCGTACTTCTGAAACTGCAATAATGTAATATCGCTATTGTTTTCTGGTAATTTTACTTTGACTTTCATATACTAATAATAAAATTTTAAAGTTTTTGTTATTTATCTTATTTCTATTCCGAATTGATTACCTAAAACATAAGAGGCAACGTATCGCAACGGATCGATTGTATGGTTAAAATCATCTACAAATAATTTACTTTTTTTGTCTGCATAAGTAAAGTTGTTTAACTCTTTTGCAATATTTGTACTGTTAACCTCAACGATTAATTTATAATCCAATAGCAAACTAATTCCTAACGATATTGAGCCTTGACCTTTCATTGCTCCCATTACATTATTGCCTTGATTATTTAACTCTTGAATAAGTCTTGGCTCGGCACTATCTCCAATGATTAAACTATTACCAGCACAAGATTTATTTATTTCTGCTATCTGGCTTGTAGTTAGTTTTGCTTTATATAAATGCTCTTTTACCCAAATTATTTTATCTCTTTTATCAATAGCCACTTCAATAAGCGTAGTTGGATCTATACTAAAGCCGTAATCTTGACCAAATATAGTTTGTATTCCTTTAGGATTAAACTCTCCATATTCCCAATTCGTGAAAACAACGCCCTCTGCTTTTTCTAACCAAGAGCCGTTTATTATATGCTCATATTTGCTAGGGTTTTTTGTTTTCATTCTTTCAACCTCATCTAAAAAAGATTGGTCTAAATGTTTTATATTATCTAAATAAGTAGTGTGAATATAAGTGACATTATTTTTTTGACCATTCCAACCAGCTTGGACTCCAGCATCTTCAAAAAATCGTTTATATATCCAATGTTCTTTTGTAGCTGGATTGAGTATTAAAATAACTCTGTTTTGTGTTCCCTTTGTTCTTAATGATAAGTTTATTTTATCAAATAGTTTTTCGTCAATCATTTCTTCTGCCTCGTCTAATATCCAAGTTGTTATTCCTTGCAAAGATTTAAGCGATGCCGTTTGATCTCCAGAAGATGTCTTTAAGCCTTTAAATATAATTTCACTTCCAGACGCTTTGTTTTGTATTGTTGTTCTGTTAATATCAAAAACAGATTGCAAATTTAATAGCTCTATTTTCTCTTTAAATTCTGGAATAATGCTGACGTGTGCTGAAGATAGTGTTTGTCTCGTAAATAGCACCTTATGGCTTTTCTCAAGGCTTAATAAAGCAATAAAAGTGTTGACCGAAAATGATTTTGTTGCTCCTCGCCCTCCAGTAACTATAAAAAACCTTGTATCGTTTTTAAATAAAGGTTTAAATTTATCATTCAGTTGTATCAAACTTGATTAAGTCTTTTATATTAAACCCACTAACTTCCATTTTTGTTTCTTGGTCAACTTCTATTTTCTCAATATAGCCTCGTTTCTTTCCTTTGGTTTTTAAATAGAATATTGTTGCACTTGTACTGCCGTCTTTTATCTGTTTATGTAATTGGCTCTCTGCAAAGTCTAAAGCTACATTTCCAATCTCTTTAACTTGCTTTGAAAACTCCTCGTCTTCTTTCAACCAAGTATAAAATTGAGTTCTGCCTACTCCAGCATTTTTACAAGCCGTTGTTACAACTCCTAATGATTTTTCCAACGCATCAATAACTGCTTTTTTATGTTGTTCAGTTTTGTTCATTTTTTATGGTGTTTAATATTAATTCTAAATTCTTTTGACTTTCTTTTTTATTGTTATTATTTAAGATTATAGGCTTATGTTTTTCAATTATGTTTTGGATCTTTGTTTGTTTAGATTTTTTAAATTTTTCTGTCTGGTTATCTTTCCTATCAATATGCCTTTTTTCAATAATATCTTCATCTACTTTTAAAACAAATATATCGCAATCAACTTTACTAAATAAACTACTATTAAATAATCTATCTCCCTCAAATATAAATGTAGCATCTGAAATCTTATTTACGAGTTCTAAAAAGTCTGGTTGTACTGCCATACTTAATTTATCTGTTCCACTAAATAAAGAGTTGTCGTATATTCCTATAATATAAATATTAGATTTATTGTTATATAGACCTCTGACCAATTTATACTTAAAAGTTTTTAAAGGTAAATAGTTTTTTATGATTTCTCGCATCATAGTAGTTTTTCCAGTTGCTGGTACTCCTCCAAGTGCAATTATTTTAGCCATTTATGTAATTTTTTTATAAGATATGGATAAATAACAAGTCCGTCTTTCCAACCTCCATTAATTATAATGTTGTTTTCATTAATTTTAACTAATAGACCATTTTTTTTATCTTTAGTGTTCATTGGTCTTGCTCCGAATACTATTTTATTATATTCAAGTCCGTGTCCTTTTAATCTTTTCAAACTGGCTTGTACGTATTCTTTACGTTTTTTCATATAATTATTGTGTCTTATTGCCGTACTGTCTCCATACCAAATTGTTTTATCGTGCCAATTCATTATTTTTTCGTGAGTATATGGTCTATAAGTATTTATATAATCATCAATCTTTTTATGTTTAATAAAAAATCCGTGTCCAGTTAATGCGTCTAAATAAGGGAGTTTAAATAGCTTTTTAGCAAGAAAACCAGCACATATTATATTAACTCCTTTATAAAAACCATTCGTTGTTAAAACTCCCTCTTTTGTAGCCTCAATAACTTTCTCGTTTATGTAATCAAACCTTAAAACATTTGGAATAGGTAAATGATATAATTCTTTTGTTATTTTAGATCCTATAAATGTTCTTTTTTCTACTTGATAATTATTATGAATAAAGTCTAACGATTGCTTTATATATGAAACATCTTTTAGCCAAGTATCACTAAACAAATTTTCTGATATAATTGATGCAGAGAAAGGTAATTTTGCATCAAATATTCTATATTCAATTCCGATGTTATCAAACTCTTTGGCTAACATACTTCCACACAATCCAGCTCCAACTATATTATACATTCTTTACCTCTTTTAGATAAATGAATTATATCTTGTCCAACTTTATATTTATTATGTTTATAAGAATGATATTTACATAATAGAGTTTCAACTTCGTTTATTCTTAAACCTTTATTATTATTATGTGGAGATTTTAAATTTTCCAATCCGTTGAGCATATCATAAGCGTTATAAATTAATTTATTATATAACTTTGTATCGTTTAGGATTTTTACATCTTCTGGATAGTCGTTTATCATTAGCAAACCTTTTAACGGAAAAGTATATGCTTGTCTAAAATCAATACTATCAAAATCAACATCTATTCCATAACAACAACTAATTAAATCCATAAACTTCCAACTCGCCCAAGATCCAAACCCTTTAATTGTTTTTATTTGATTAAACACAACTTTTCCCTCTCTGCTAAAAAACTTATCAATATCAGTAAACGCAAATGCTTTTTTTATATTGTTTAAATATTCAGTAGCAAAACGTTTTGACTTTCTTCTTTCTGTTCCGTACTTAACATTCTCAATTTTTTTCTGTTTTGTTATAACTTGTAATTCAGAGTAACTATCATATATAACCAGTTTGTGTAAAAACCAATTAAACATCTGTTTTTTATTCCAACCTAACTCCTCACATTTTTCTCTAATTAATATGTAATCTGGGTCTATGTCTCCAGACTCAATAATTTGTTTTGAAAATTCTCTAAAACTTAAATTCATATTAGTTAAGCTTTGTTCCTATTTTTCTATTTTTCGCAATTTCGATTTCTTCTCTTGCAGTTCCGCAACTTATCATATTTTTACGATAATACATTACAAGGCTTATTCTTTTAGCATCTTCGTCAATTAAATTTATAGGTGTGTTTCCGTGCCATTGATGAACGTCTACCAAAAGCAAATCGCATTGTTGTAAATCAAAAGCAACTCCCCACTTTGGAACAACAAAATAACCTCCAGTATATCTCCCATTTCTTAAAGCAACTAAATTACCAAAACCATTTTCAAAATCTCCAGCGTCAGTATGTACTGCCGTTTGCCAATTACTATTAACTGTAACAGTTGTAAACGCAGTATTTGTAATAACAAAATCTTTAGAGGTTTTGTCAGCCACCTCTCTTTGTAATTTATAATGTTCTGGCATTAGCTTTGCATAAGCCTTGTCAACAAAATTAATTATTGGATAGGCTTTTTTAAACTTGGCAAATTGTTTTTCATTAAATGCAGTTTGTCTACAATACGGAAATCTTGGGTTTCTGTCAAAATATCCTATTATACCACTATTTACTGGATTTGAGTATGTTGTATTACTTAGTCTTCCGTTTGCTTTAATGTAAGGTTTTATTTTTTTCCCAGAGCCAAGATTTCTGTTTAAAGAAATTCCAGACGCACCTTTTAAATTTTCGTATGCGTTTTTAACAATTTTTGCTGGTATAACTTTTTTGCGAAATTTAGCAATACATTTTTTTGTTTCGTCACAATAAATATCAGCATCGTAAGTAACTAATAAATTAAAATCTTTTTCCTCTAATAAAGTTCCAGCAAGTTTTTTGGCTTGTTCCTCTGTTAATTTAGGAGATATATAATGTTCTTTAATCTTGGGTTTCATTATATAATTTTTCTATACTTTTATATATAGTGTCTGTTAAATTATAAGTTCCTACAATCTTTCTTAAATGTTCTTCCCACTTTCTAAAATTCGGCTCTGTTTCTGTATTTAAAAATAATTGTACCATTTTAACGTGGGACTGTATAATTTTATCTTCTGGGTAATCATATTCTCCAGTATCTTCTATTTCAGTATTAAACGAGACATCTTCCCATTTTGGAACATCTAAGCTCCAATTATTTAATTCATCAACATTCCATTCATTTGAAAGTATATCCCAATCCCATTCTCCAAAACCAATATTGTCTTTTATTATAAACTCTTTCTTTTGAGTTTCGCTTAATTTATTTGCTATAATTATTGGTATTTCTTTAAGTCCAGCCTCAACACAAGCCTTGTATCGCATATTACCACCAAGTATCGTCATATTTTCATCTACAACTATTGGTCTTAACTCTAACATTTCTGGAAACTCCTTAATTGATTTAACAAGTTTTTCAAATTTAGAGTCTTTTATCCAACGAGGATTTAACTCATTGCTTTTAATTTCATTAATTTTAACCTTTGTCTGTTTTTTCATTTTTGCATTGTTTTAATTCTTCGTCCATTTCTGTAATCTTAACATATAGTTTTGAGACTACTGTCTCCAATACAGATAACCTTTGTTTAGTTGTATAATTTTTAGCTTTCATAACTAGAATGTACTTTGTCTAATTCGTTACTCATTTTTAAAAGAAGTTTTCCACTTCCTTGACAATTTTTACATAAATCAATTTTTCTGTATTGAGTAGCAAATATATAAGCATAAGTCTCAATCAGTAAATCAATCTCTTTGTCATTCCAGAGCTTTAGAGTTCTATTCTTAATATAACTTGAATATCTTTTATATAAATCCTCTGTAAAACATCTAACTGGTTTGCGTCTTATTGGAAACAATTTATTTAATTTTTGTTTACGCTCCTCACAACCACAATCGTCATTGTCTTTAAATATAGCTTTTTTAATAACTTTAGTCAATGGTTTGATTGGTTTGCTCTCCAATACATTTTCTACAACGTCTCCCAATCCAGCTGGAGTCACTTTTACCTTTGTTGCTTTTTTCTTCCTTACTTGTTTTTTTGCCATTTTAATTTACTGTTTTGATATTTATAATAATCTTCGTCTAATATTTCTTGAATGCCTAGTTTAGTTTCTCTGAATACAAAGCCATAATTTATGTCGTATGTCTCTGCAATTTCTCTATTACTTCGGTCGTAACTTTCTTTAATAAATTCCAGCCTATGCCATTTAATATTTTGTGCCTTGTCTAATATTTTTTGCTCTGCGTCTGTTGGCTCAAATTTTTTCGTACTGTCTTCTATATAATAAAAACTCTCTAAACTCACTGGCTCTTTTTTTGCCTTATTCATTTTGGATCTAAAAAGGTTTTTAAGAGTTGTAAATATATATCCAGCAGTTACGTTTTGTTTGTCCATTACCAGAAAATACATTTCTTGAGTAATATCGTCAGCTAGTTGTTTGTCCCTATTACAAATGTAATAAGCCATTTCTCTCCACTTGCTATCGTTTTTTGCTAACTCCTTGAGCATTTTATCTGACTTGTTCAAATTTAGGTAAAAGTTATTAACAAAACAAAAACGCCTAAACTTTAGAGGTTTAAGCGTCTTAAAACAAAACAAAACAAATCTACTATCGTGAAGATTTATACTTCAAATATAAAATTTGCTATGTTTAATGTCATTATATTTTACTAATTTTTATAAACATATTAATAAACCCAAATAACGTTTTCGTGTTTGTCGCAGTCAACGTCACAATGTATGAAAGTCTTTGCTATTCCAATTCTATTTATTCCAGCATCTAATAAAGCATTAACTATTATAAATCTGTCTGTGCTATAATTACAAGCTATGTCAACTGCTAAACCTTTCAAATGACTTGATTGGGACGCTCCTCCGACCTTTTTATTATGTTTAGGTGTTCTATATCCACTATTTATTTTAAATGGAATACCAGCGTTGTGACGTGCCATATTTAATTTAGCTAATAACTCTGGTTTCATTTTACTTCCAGAGCCTTTTAAATCTGGACTGTCAAATTCACTTTCTTTAAAGTATTTTTTCATAATTTATTTTTTAATAAAAATCCTCATATATATCGTTTACGTGAGTTTTTTCTTCGTCTGTTAATTCAGTTACGCATTTGTCATAAATTCTAAATGCAATTTTCATTAGTGTCGTACTTCTTTCCATTTGTTTTGTTTTTAAATTAAATTTTTACTTCCAGCAAAGACGCTAAACCTTTTGGTAAGTTTCGATGCAGTTTAAATATTTTTCTTTTAGTGTAATAATGATTATGCTCCATTAATTTATTATACTCTGGCAACCTTATTATTTCTTTTATTTTTTCTGTTATATTAAATGCAGTCAATCCGTTTTCGTCCATTACAATATAAATAAATTTTTTATTTTTTAATTGTGACTTTTGATAGTTTACTGACAACTTCATACTTTCAATTAATTTGGTGGCATAAACTTTTCCGAAACGATGCTTTATTTCAATAATATGTTTTTCGTCCTCAAGATCGTACGTACTAAATTCGTCTTTAACTAATTTAACGTTTAGTTTAAATCGATTATTAAGCCAATCGGCAACCTCTTGTTCTTTTTGTTTTATTTTGTCTTTTAGAGTCATAATTTATCGTGATGTTTATTTATATACTCATCTATTACTCTAGAGGCTTTTCGTTTCTCGCTAATAAGTTTTTGAAAAGCTTTGTCTGTTTCATATAGGTTTTCAGTATTCGGTAAAATTCTAAAATCTCTAACGTCAAAATTGTCATATAAAAATTTCTCGGCTTGGATAAAATCTTGCTCTGAAATATTTATTGTGAATGATACTTTTAAGTTCTTAAATTTCATTGTCAATTTTTTCTATGATTTCTCTTAACTCGCTTTTCTCAAATTCTCCAAGATTTATTTCTTTAATAATTAGCATAAAATAATCTTCTCTTGTTTCAATACATTTAATTAATTTTTCCATTTTATTCTGTTTTATTGGTTTCTGTTTCGCATAAGCAACTGCCAACATTTAACCAGCAGTCGCATATTCTCCATTGCATATTTTTATTTATAATATCTTCTTCTTTCATAATAAAGAGGCTTCAAAACAAGTTCCAGAGCATACGCCCTTATCTTTTTCCATTGCTACTCCACATTCTGAACATTCATACTCTGATTGTTCGTGTGGATTTAAAAAATCGTCCCAGCTCATAATTATAGGTTAAATAAAATTGATGCAAATACTCTGAATGCAAAGTAGCATAATGCAAAGATTAAAAACCACTTTGTTAATTTCTTGGAAAATCTTCCAACTTTTGCTCCGATACTTTCTTTTTTTGATTTTCTCATTACTCGTTATCTTTAATTAAATTAAGTCCTAAATAACTCGCTACATAGTTAATATGCTTTTGAGTTGTAACACTCCACCAGCCTAACTGGTGCAAATCGTTTCCGTCTATTTTAGCCACAATAGTTGTGTAAGACCAAACGTTGTTTCCTTGAATTGTTAAATTTTGCTTGTACTTTGGTAATTTTCTCATTTTGTTTTGTTTTTTTATAGTTAATTTTAGAATGATAATGCGTCCGAAACTATTTTATTAAAAATAGCATTTACTCTTGCATTTGACTGTGCATTAGCAATTTTATTCTGGCGTCTAATTATTGAATTTTGTTTTTTTATAAAGCCATTCAGCGTATCAATTACTGCATTTCTGGAGTCGCCAATAACTGCAACTCGCATCGGTACGCCCTCTATTCGCATAGTGTCTCCTAATTCTCTCTCAAATTTAGACTCCATATATTTAATTCTTGTAATTTTGTTGTCTTCGATTTTTACAAGTCCGATGTGTGTAGTTTTCATAATTTGTTGATTTTTAGTGTTTTAAGTTTTGTTTTGTGCTTTTCTTTGTTAAGCATACCGCAATTTATAACTTAAATAGTTATAAACCAAAAGTATTGATAACTTTTTTTATTTAATAATCAGTAATTATTTCTTGTATCAAGTTTTTAAGTCTATTAATTATCTTCTCATCTTTGAATTTTTCCATTATTTCCTCGTACTCTTTAATCTCTGGTTGTAAATTATGTATTTCAATCTGTTTTAATTCGGTAGCAAATAGATAATAACTCTCCTCCAGACTTATTTTAAGATTGCGTAGTATGTTATCAATAGATAATTTATAGTTTCCCTCTGTTCTTATTATTTCGCTCTTAAAATAGCCTATAAACAATTTTGCAAATAGTAAGTTTTTATCAATGATTGGATCTTGTATTTTATTGTAATATTTTATAATATTTTTTAAAGCTATCTCGTCTTGAACATTCATTTTTCTGCCAACGTTTCTGGCATTCATTAATTGGTTTATGTCTTGTCTTGTCATTATGTAAACATTGTTTTTAAATTATCTTCAATTTTGTCTTCGCTTATATATGGTAGCCAATCATTATTAATTCTTATTGTAAAATCTTCAAATTTCATATCGCCTCTTGACCTCCTACATTTTACGCTTGAAAATTCTCCCTCATCTTTAACTAAAATCACATTTTCACATTTTTGCTGGAGCATAGTTCCCAAATGACCTCTTGACTTTTGGCTATTTGGATTTACGTGGACAACTCCAGAAATATGACATTTAGTTAAACTACTATATTTCATAAGTAAACCAATAAATTCAGAGCATTCGTGCTGACTGTTAAAGTCTTTTATAAAATCAACAAATCCGTCCAGCATAACAAAACCTAAATCGTCTTTGTATTCGCTCTCCATAAATAAATAATGTAGCAATTCAAGTCTTTCGTCAATACTTTTTTCTCTCCACTTAAACATTTTATATACAGTTGGAAATCCTCCAGCCATTTCTGGGACTCTTTTACCATTTAACCAAACATCGTAAGCACTTTGCTCCGTATCTATTGAAAATATATATTTATTTGGGTTTAAATGTCCAACTAATAAGTCATTAGTATAATTATTTGACCTACCTCCAACGATTGATGCCTCAATTAAACTCTTTAAAAATGATTTTCGACTTTTTTCTTCTCCCATTATCATTGATAAATTGCCCTCGCTCATAACTTTTATTGGATTGTTGTTATAATTGTTGCGTCCACAACTTAAAATAATTGGTGGCTTTTTAATTTTCTCGTTTAGATTTACAATAGTGTTTTCAAAATCTAAAGCTGGTGTTTTCTTCTGATAATCTATTTCGTAATTATCGATTATTTGTTTTGTCATATAATTGGGTTTTTGATTTGTATGCTGAATAATATTTTTGGAAACTTTCTTCCTTTAAAAAATGATCTGGTGTTTCTAGTGTTATTGGTAATTTGTTTTTTTGCATATAAAAGCCTTTTAAGGCTTGTATAATGTTTTGTTTGCCGTAAGATATACAAAGTTTTTTAAATGCCTTGTGTTGATGCTCTGCTAATTTTAAAATATATGATTTTGGACTTAACTCTTTCCAGTGTTTTAAAAACTCTTTTTCACTATATCCCTCTTTGCCATATTTTATTTTTTGAACATCTATTTTTTCAAATTCTGGCTCTGGAGATATATATATATTATTATTATTTATACTATTATCTTTAAAGTTTTCTTTTATACCCTCTATAATAATAGTTATATACCTATTAAGGATTTCTTTACTACCCTCTTTATAAATAATTTCTCTGTTTACATAGCCATATTTAACTAAATTACTTATCCAGTTGCTTATGCTTTGAGTTGTTACGTCATATAGCTTTGCAAAATAGCTATTGGAGGCAAAACATTTTCCAGTTTTATTAGTCAATGCCGTTATTTCAGCGTATAAAAGTTTCTCGTTAGGTTTCAGTCGGTTGTCATATCTTACCTTTGCTGGTAAAATAGCATAATAGTTTGGTGTTTCATTCATTTGTTTTGTTTGTTAAAATTTCTTTGCAAAGTAAATAAGGTATTTTTGACCTATTGTAATTATCTTTTAAACCTTGTGTCCCAGTTCTTGCTCCTCTTGGTGCGTCTTCGTGATGACATTTAATATTGCCATTAAAACATTTAGATCTTGGTTTCCAGCCTTTAGGATTAAACAAAGGATTATAAATATTATTACTCCAAATGTCAGTTGGTTTTGCTCTTGTATCTCCGTATTTACAATACCAAACAGTAGTTCTTGGAATACCTTTTACAACATCTAATTTTCTCAATTTACCTCTTGGATTTTCAATATAAAAAAATAAATTTGAATTTATGTTTAAAAAATAATTTATAATTTTTAAAGTTGAGTTTACATATTTAACTCCTTTCAATGCGTTATCTGATTTTGGAGTATGGTTTTTATACCAATGTTTACCAATACTTGCAACCGAAAAATAAGTACAAGGAGGAGAAGCCCAAATTATATCTGGAGTAAAAGGCACTTTTAAAACGTCAAAGCTATTAATATCAGTAACATAGTCAATTTTATCAAATGCATTAATATCAGAAGAAAAAACATTATAATTTAATTTATCGCATTCATTTCCAATACTTCTGCTACCAGCAAAAAGTTCAAGTACATTCATTTGTTTTGTTTAAAAATCGAGCGTCAAAGTTACAATAAATAAATATATAGATATTGTTCTGTAATTAAATTCTTCAGTGGGCTGGATAACTTCCCAACCTACCAAAAATCTATCGTGAGGATAATGAAATTGTATTGTTAATTCCCAATTCATAATTTATATTCCACAATAACCACTATCGCATTCGTTAAAATCATTATCATTAAATAATTGGTTTTGTACTCCAAATTTTAAAATGTCTTTATAGCTAACTTCTGAATTAAATCTTTTTCCAGTCTTTTTCTCTTGCTTAATAAACCAATTAAAACTTTCTTTATCTTTTTGTGCTATATGTGACAAAAATAATGGGTTTCTATTAACACAACCGACACAATTATTTCTATAAGCAAACCTAACATTTTGTTTATCCCAATAATTATAGATTGTATCTTTTTTTATGTTATCTTCTATTAAGGGAAATTCAACATATCTATAAGGTATTTCTCCCCACTTATTCCTTTTGCCATTTTTAGATTTGCCTATTATTGTTTTAAAGTGTTCTAAACCATTTTTATCAGAACGTTCTAATATATTAGCCATTCTGTTTTTTTCCGTTGGTCTTAAACCTATTCTCATTTTTACTGGCAATTCTGTATTTTTTTTTAAGAAATTAAATATTGGTATAATTTTCATATCAGTCGTGCAAAACCTTGCCATTTTGTTTGGTAGGTAATTTCTATGATTTTTTATAACTTTTTCAAATGTTTCTCCAGCAACCCAATTAACGCTTTGTCCAGTATGTTGTTCTAAATCTAAAATTGTATAAATTATCTCGTCCATTTCAACAGTTCCAATAAATTCTTTGCCTATTTTATCAGACACTAATTGTCTTGTTTTTTCGTCTTTACCTTTTAACCAAAGGTTGTCCTTGTCTTCAACCCTAACCAAAGAAAATATATTTATGTTAGCTGGATAGTGTTTCATTAAATACGCAGAGGTTTTTCCTCCACTGATACTGTTAACTGTTATCATAATACACCTCTTGCGTCTGTAACATTATTGCCACAATTAATAACTTCTCCCTTTTGATTTTGTTTTTTCCATTTAAGGCTTTTTAAAAACAATCCAGCTCTTTCGTCATAGTCCATTTGTTGCTCTTTGGTTAATGTTCTATATTCTTTCTCGTTTTTAGTTAAGCCTCCAGCCATAGTATCAACAATTCTTTCAAGTTTAGCGACATTATCTAATTGCTTATTTAATTGGTTTGTCAATCTTTGAATTTCAATGCTCTCCTCGTCTGTAAAGTCTATAACTTCCGTATTGTATAGAGCCATATATTTTTTATATAAATTTCTGTATCTCTCCAAACTCATCATATATTCAAAAGTATTATTTCTTGAATGTATAATAGTTGAATGGTCTCGGTCAACAACTTTAGCAATTTTTATTGTGCTTTCGCTTGTTAGATCTAAAGCCAATTTATAAAATAATACTCTAAATAAAACTATTGGTCTATGTCTGCTCCTCGTTGAAATATCAACTCCAGCCTCTTGGTCTAAATGGTTTTTAAGATTTATTAATGTCTTGTTCATATTTAATTATTTGATTGTTTAAATGTTTTAGTAATTCCTCTTTTTCAAATTTATGCAATTTACTTATACTATTTGCTTTTAAAGTAAGATTATCTATATAATCAGTTCCTTTGTATTTTTCGAGCCATTTAACAAACTCCAATGGCGTTTTGTGTGCCGAAAATGTACTGCTAAAAGTATGATGTCCAACGCATAAGCAAATTCCGTTTTTTACGTCCCAACGGACGCTCCTTTTACTTCTAGAGTAAATATGATGTGAATTAAGATAACTTGTTTTGCCACAATATTCGCATTTGTTTCCAGCACGTAATTTGACCAATTTACTCCAAGCGATGTCAAGTTTTCCGTCAACTCCTTTTAGTTTTTTCATTAATTCATTTTTAATTCAAGGTGCATTGATATTGCAACGTTTTTTGATGCGTCCATTATCTTTCGGCACATATAAAGCTCTGGAACAACTTGCTCTGCGTATTTTTGCTTTTGAGCGTTAACAGTCGATTTATGCAAGTGATATTCTGCATTAAATTTCTGGTGGTATTCAACTTGCTTTTGTGCCAGAAAAAACATATTTGTACTTAATATTCTTTGCATTTCGTTTAAATCTTTATATTGTCCACTTTCATAAGTTGAAACAACTCTTGTAATATTTTCTAAAATCTCCTCAAGGCTTTTCATTTTATAATATTTTTGATTTGTTTAATATCGACTGTTCCGTATCTTTTATGTACGCCTCGCAAATAAACTTCTGCGTTATCAATCTCCTCTTGATTATTAGAGTATAAATAAACTCTTAATTGGTCTTGTATTTCTGTTAGTTCTGTTTTCATTTGTTTGTTTTTTGAAATTCTTCTGACTCGTCTTCTCCAAATATTCCCAATTCGTATAAATTACATATCTGCAAAACGGCTCTTGCAAACGCTCTCTTTTCTGCCATTTCACATATATACCAACTCGAAGTATTCCCAGTTTCAGTATATTTTTTGGTTTCAGCATTCCAACTCTTTTTTCCATACTTTGCCGAGCCAAACGTTTCTATTTGCTCGTCTCCTTTAATTGCAGTCGCTTTAACAACGCAAAACTCTGCCGTTGACGTTATGGCTTCATATTTTATTTTAATGTCCTCTAACGCACTTATTTTAGATATTCCACTTCTAGTAATTATTAAATAATGTTTGTGCTGGAATACATCTTCTTTCGTTAAATTATAACGCTTATACATTTCTGCTACTTTTTCTCTGTTCATTTTGTTTAGTTTAAATTGTTAATTTCAAGTTTTGCCTCTAATTCTTTAATTCGGTTTTGTAATGCCTCGACTCTGTATTGGTGTTCTGTCAATACTGCGTCAGTTGTCTGATTGCTAAAATTTGTTTTTACCATTTGTTTTGTTTTTAAGATTAATAAATTATTCCAGCGTCCATATACATTTGGACTTTTTCATTACTTGCTACATAACTTGCTTTTCCGTTACTTGGCTCTGCAAATACTAAAGTAAATGCGTTGTAAGTTCCACAAATAACAAGAGTACTTTTTAGTTTTACATTTACTGTCCAGTAATCGTTTCTTTCTTCTATTGATAATATCTCTCCTTTGCGTTGAAATATAGTTTCAATGTACTGCTCTTTTGTTAATTTAATTGGTTTAATCATTTTGTTTTGTTTTTTTTATTGTTAATTATCTGTTTTCGTATTCGTCAAATTTCAAACCTATTGAGTCGCATAAAAATTGTTCCTCAAACCAAAACATATCGTTTATTTCTGTTTCAGTAGGTGGCGTATTATAGTAGAGATCTTCAAATGTATACTCCAGCATTTCTAATTCGTCATTTGTAAATTTATGATCTTCAGCACCAGACCAAAATTCGAAATTTGTTAAGTTGATATCTTTTGTGTATTTCATTTTGTTTTGTTTTTAAGGTTATTATTTCCAAAGTTTATTTAGTGTACTAACTAATTTTAGAGCCTCTCCTTTTGCTTTTAATAATTCTACTATCTCAGCATCGTTTTCAAGATTCTGCTTAATTTGTACATCTAATTCTTCTATTACTTTGATTGTGTCTTTGATTGAATTTCTCATAACTTGTTGATTTTTAGTGTTTTACGTTTTGTTTTTGTTTGTTTTGTTTCTAATTATACCGCAATATAGAAAGAATATAGTTATCCACCAAACATATTGATAACTTTTTTGAAGAAAAATAAAAAAACTACTCGAAAATGTGAGTCAATCTCGCAATTTGACCATATTGCTTATGATGTATAAATGCCTCAACGCCCTCAACTGCTCCAGTATATCCGTTTCTGTGATGCCAACTGTCAGCCGTACTCGGACTTCTTAAACTTTCTACTGTGCAACCTATAAAATCCTTACTTGTTTTGTGGTGGACGTGATGCGTATAAAAATAACGCTTTTTGCAGTTGCTCCAATCGTTGCTTTCGTGAGCCATTAAATTTGGAAGATCTACAATCTTTGCTCCGTCTCCGTGAGTAGTACCAATTAAGTTGTTGTAATAAGTAAAATACTTCCTATGTGAAATTCCAGTATCAAAAGTTATATTCTTGCAATGTCGAAAATGGCTCTCAATAGTTTGTGACAACATAAAGCCACTAATATAATCGTGGTTACTTGGATTAAATGTAAAATGTACGTCAGCTATTGATATTAATATCTCCAAAACATCGACATATAGCTTTTTAGCCATTAAGAAATTTTCATACCACATTCCGTCCGTATCTTGTGGAGTTCCAGAAGTAGTTTTTCGATGTGGCGTATCGATGTGTAAAATATCGTTTCCAGCGATAAAATTTATCTTATCTATATCAAAACCATTGGAAGACTTTAAAACGCCTCTTACACCCTTTAAAACTCGCTTAACGGCTATCTGCGAGTTATACTCTTGGCCAGTTTCTAATCTGGTACATAATTTTCCAATATGAATGTCTGCTGGATCTAAAACCATTAAGTGTCCAGCTTTAGATTTTTCCCTTTTTATTTCTGGATATTTTGGGGAGTAATTATCTAATTCTTTAATTAAA